GCCATTTGAGTATTCATATCAAGTTGGTTTTCTAAATTAGATGCTATTTGTAATCCACCATAGGTTGCGCCTAAGACAGGTAATATAATACCAGCATAACCTATATACTTCCACATATTATTTCCAATCCTTAAATGATACAAACTGCGATACTTTATCCAAATCTCTAAATGCGAAGTTTGATTTAAACAACATCGTCTTGCCAGACCAGAACTCAATGCTTGTATTAACCTTTCCTGTGCTCCTTTCAAACTTAATCGTAAAGTCGCCTTGTAGACTTTTTACAATATCATTGAATGCAGCAGAAGTCCTAGATGATAAAACATCAACCTTTCCTCCAGACTTTGTTTGTACTGCTAAATACAAATCATCTGCACCGTCAAATCCTAGCATCTTAACCATGTTGGCATTAATCTCTGCTTTGTTCTTTTTATACTGTGCTTTAAACACCCCAATCATTAAGTCACGAACTTGTGAATAAATACCTTCACTGTCTACAATTGCCTTTGCAGCATCTCGTCCGATAGTCTTCTTTAATTTTGCTGGACTATCTGGTCCAGATTGTAAGTCTTGAATTTTACGCATTTTCTTTTCAAGACCGTGCTTTTTAATAAATTGACCAACCTTCTTATCAACACTTCCTTTGTTGCTAAATCCACCAATCTCTGGATCTATCAAATTAATAATCCAAGACGTAAACGTGCTGTTTGATACATTAATTGCCCAACCTTTATATGCTTTTAATGATGCCTCAATATGGTCAATAACCTCTTTTGTTGATTTCTTTCTGGCAATAAATTCAATGTCTGCTTTTGTTATTCCTTTACCAGACTCACCAGTTAATACAATTTCAAATTCAACAAGAGCTAAATCTTCAGTAGATACTTTAACATCTTCCCATAGTTGTATAGCAATTGCTGCTCCAGAATCTTCTTGTCTTTTGATTTCAACAGCTAATTTTTTATCATCGATTTTTGGGAATTTAACTCCTACCAGTTTTTCATTTTTATATGACTCCTTATGTGCCTTCAAATATGCTGAAGTGTTGCCAACCAAATTGCCACTATTACTCTCAACTACTTTTGCCAAAGAATGTGCTGTACAAAATTCAGAATAATAACCCAACCTTGATTTTAAATCAATATTATCTTCTGCTTCGTTTAATGCCTTACCATTTGTTATATAGTTGAGTTTCGTCTTTGCAGTCTTACCAAAAGTCAACCCACCAAACGATTTCTTAATAACATTAGATACTTTTTTGAGTCCTCTCTTGATTATCTTTTTAATCCAAAGTGCTGTTATCTTGACAATGTCAATCAAACCCTCATCTATGTCATCGAGTGGTTCAAATTCTCTAAACGATTTCATGTACTATATCCTTCACTTCATTTGCTTTTTGTTCTTGTAACATCTTCCACCATCTAACCAACCACATCACCTTTATAGGATGATGTTCTGGGTTTGGTAATACATGCTTAAAGTATTCCATGAAGTCTTTTAATTCTTCATCATTTTTAAAATACTTCATGCCCTCTTTTTACGAGTAGATCCTTTCAGTCTACTTTTCTCTGCTCGACCTCTGTTAACAGATGCCTTTTCAAATCCAACAATCTTCCCATCTTTATGAGATGCATCCATCCCATCACCAACAACTGCACCATTGTCACGTCTATATTTGTTTAGTTCTCCACGGTATTTCTTCATCTTATCAGATGACTGGAACTTCTCATATTCGTCTTTATAATCACGAAGATGGCACCATTTACAACCCGCCTTCTTCTCTTTCTTTTCGATTATATCACAGAAGTCCTGGAATGTTAATACTCTGTTCATTTCTCGTCCACCATCGGCATTGGATATTTGACCTTTCCTGTACATACACCATTATCGTATGTTTCAAAATCTTCACCTAATTCTTTTTTATATGTGTCTTTCATATACTTATCTTGCCTTAAAACCATCTCTAAGTTACCTTCATCGGGGATCTCACCCATGACATTCTCCTATATTAGTTCTGTTGCGTAATTATTTCATTAGTCTTTTAGTTGCGTTTTTAAGAGTTTTTTGTAGTCTCTTTGCGTCTGTTATAATTCTATCAATTTGCCCAGTTACATCTTTAACCTCAGTTTCATTACCAGTAATGTCAATTTGGTTTTCTAATTTCCAAGCAAGATTATCAAGGTCATTAATAACATTCTTGACCTTTAAATTCAAATCAGCAGAACTTGTCCTATCAAGTTTCTTTGATAACTTTTCTCTAGTGGCATTCGATGCCTTTACTCTTTCTTCTATATCTTGAAGTTGTTCTTTAAATGATTTCATTACCCTCCCCAGGATTTTATGGCATTAAAGTTCGCCTGTGAAAATTCTAATCGGTCTACAAGTTTAACTGCTTTATTGGACAACGTGTCCACAGCAACAAATCCTTCTGGACCTGTGACCTTATATCCAGTTGATGTTTTAATAAATGCAGGGATGGAATTTACCTTCTCTAATTTCTTAATAATCATCATCTTAATATCTACAACGGCATTATGCCATTCTAGAGTATGTGCAAATGTTCCAGGCAATTTACCAGAACGGAATTCTTTGAGCATAGCATCAAGTTCTGCCTGCTTTCTCTTTTGACCTTTTTCACTTTTTAATTTATCAATCTTCTTTTTGAAATCATCAGAAACAAAGTCAATAAATCCAGCAACAGCATTTCGGAGATTAGTATATTTCTCACCCTTTCTAATTTGGGAATTTATATAAACCTTAACGAATTTAGCAGTAGTAGTTTTTCCAAAGAGTTTAGACATTGATTTTTTATCAAGTTTTTTCAATTCAGAATGAGCATTTTTCAACAGTTGCTTAATAGATTTCATTTCCTTTTGCGTGAATGTAGCAGTTCCTGATGCATCTTTAAAAACAGTATCAGTAAACCATACGTCTTTTTGCTTGCTGAATCCATTCATATTTACTTTAAAGTTAGCAGACAAGTCTGCAATGGTATCACCTGTATATGTTGTATGCCAAATAATCCCTGCCTTTGATTTTAGAATTGTCTTTGCAAGATCCGAATCGGCAGGAACTGCATACGTGATAGTGTTCGGTGTAAAAGTAATATAAGCTGTCCCATCAATCGTTTCTTTCTTTAAGTCTTCAGGAGTGTACATAAAATCACCCTGATAAATCCCCTTCATTTTCATTTTAGGAAATTCCTTTAAAGCAGTTTTCATCTTTGCTACAAGACCACCTTTATGGTTGGCATCAATATCAGCATTAGTGTAATTAATCTTCGGAGTCGCATTGAATAAGGATTTAGTAGCAACAAAAAACTTTCCATTCTCTGGATTTATTCCTGCAATCACTGCTGGAGCACCATCAACCTTTGACTGTACATTAACTGAACGTGTAGAGTTTCCTCCCAGAGAATTAATAATTTCATCTAAAAGACTTAGTGCCTGTTGTGCACCAGATACACCGTGGTCGAATATGGCATCTTCTACGTGTTCTAAATGTGTTAATTTTTCTTCTTGGAGGTAAGACTTAAAAGATTTCATATAATGATTCCATGTAAATACTCGTACTGCACTTCATATTATATTTATAATAATGAAGACCTACACTTTAAAACCTTTGAAGGCGTTCTTCTGTTTTTTACCTTTTGATATGGCAAATGAGGATTGAATCTCCTCTTTTTCATCAGATTTGGCATTACCAAGAATATCAGTTTGAGCATGTTGTTCAACATCATACCATCTCATCTTTGGTTTATCAATACCAATAACAAATCGTTTATTGAGGTTTTCATCCCCATACCGATTCTTCAACTGTTTGACCATTACCTGATTGAGATCTTGTAATTCATCAGTTTGAATCAATGCAAGGAATAAATCTGCAGTAGCAGGAAGTCCGAACGATTCGGACGTATCTTCTAGACCCATATCTGATGACGTAAACCCACCCCGATTAACCTGTGTTGCAGACCATACTGGGACGTTAAATTCGACCGCTAGACCTCGTAATTCCTCCGCTATCGCCTTAACGTAGGTGTAACTGTTAACTGCGTTATGACCACTTAAACGTTGTGAGGCACAAATGTTTAGATAGTCCACATAGATAATATCAGGTATGAAGTTCTTCTTCAAAGATAGTTCTTTAAGAAGATGTCTAAAGTGTCCACAGTGAGCAGATGCAGTCGGATACTCTTTAATGATTAATTTGCCCTTTGATTTAGATTGAATTGTCTCAATCTTCTTCTGATATCTGCTATAAGACATATCAACAAGACGGTCAACATCAATATCCATTAAGTTTGCATCAATACGTTCAGCAATTCTTTCTTCTGCCATTTCCAAAGTGATATATAATACATTCTTACCTAGTGTCAAATTGGATGCTGCCATATGACACATACCGATTGTTTTACCAACACCAGTTCCTGCCATTAATATGTTTAATGTTTTGCGTGGGATTCCACCCTTTGTAATAACATTAAGATATTCAATATCAAATGGAATACGTTCTTCTTTGCGTTGATAGAACTCAAAACGTTCATCAGAATTATCAAGAAAGTCATGACCAATATGAGTATCAAATGACACTGAGAGGGCATCTGATAACAACTCGGGAATTGAACCCTCATTGAGTTGTTTATCATCACCATCAATGATATTGATTGATTCCATAATAGCATTATAAACTGCTTTATCTTTACAGAACTTTTCAGTTTCATCAAGTAACCATTGTTCATTTGAATCTTCTCTAGTTAACGCATTGACCATCGTAGAAGTTTCTTCAAAATCAGTAGAACTTAAATCTTCCCGTTCATTAATGGCAAGACTGATTGCTTCTTTAGACGGAACGTTGTTATATTTTGCGTAGAATTTTTGTATTTCAGTGAATGCTACTTTATCAGTTCTTGACTGGAAATATTCATCTTTTAGAAATACAATTACTCGACGTGCATAGTCTTCATTGTATATTAGATTCGATAGAATCGTTGTTTCAATACTCACTTATCCCCTTCTTTTGCAATATATTCTTGCAAGGCAGAATTCATTACTTTATCAACAAGTTCTTGAACTTCATTGGCATAGTCCGATGCTTGTATATTGTTATC